AAAACCTTTGTTGCCCATGGCGTAAGTTATGCTGCCAAGCCCGGGGAAACCGACGATCTTGTGATGAGCACTATCTTGGCCGTGCGCATGATGCAGCAATTGCAGAGTTATCACCCAGAAATGGACAAGCAAATGAAAGATCACGCCGACAATGTTATTGAACCATTTCCCTTCATTGCCATTTTAAGGTAAATACTCAACTATGGCTACAAACAATCAATCGCAGAGCTTGGCCGACTTATTGGTTACCCGCAATCTAAACCCAACATACACTGACAACAAGGGCCGAGTGTGCCCAGCAGAAGACGCCAAAATATTCAGTTTTGACTGGGTAGCAAGCTCAGGTAAAGATTATGGTACAGCAGTAATTTTGTTGGCCGGTGACGGCGACATGAAATTGCTGTATGGCGACAACCTGGGTCGTGGCATGGACACAGATGACAAAAACGAGTGGTATGAGTTTATGCATGCTCTCAAACAGTGGGCCACACGTCACGACTTCACAAACTTTTCACCCGACAACATTAACAAGTTGAAATATTATCAACAGGGCATGGCTGCCATCAAAGAAGGCCTATTTGAAGGCTACTATGGCAATCGTAAGACCAGTTACATGGGCGAGCAACAGCAAGCACGCCTTGTGATCAACCACAAGCGTCCGCTAGGTGAGAACGATGCTCGCTATCGTTATGTGGAAAGTTTGTTTATTGAAACCGCCGAAGGTGAGCGTTATAAACTACCATTTACCAAGTTAAGCGGCGGTCGCGCCATGCTGGAGCATGTGCGTCAAGGTGGTCGTCCCTATGATGTACGTGGGCAACACATTGCACAAATAGTCACAGAAATGGGTGTGTTGGCCAGATTTCGTCGTGCCAGCCAAGGTCGTGTGTTTGAAGGCAATACCGGAGAACTGGTTGAGCATGTGACAAAGTATTACAGTCAGTTGGGTGAAGCACTCCGACACATGGAACACAGTCGTGGTTACGCCAAGTACTTTGAATCATGGGATCCAGCTGAAATTACCGAAACCGAAGCACTTGTGGAAGATCTAAAATCAATGTTTGTGGAAACATCCATAGACTCAAGAATTGAACAAGCCTTGCCATTATTGGCCAAGATACAACAGGGAGCAGTCATGAAAGAAGCAGAAATATTTGAAAGTTGGGCCAATAACCTCATGGAAGGTACCTGGAGCGTACCAGACACCCCAGAAAAACAAAAGCAATTAGTGGCATTATTGCAAGGCGATGAGATTGTGGGACCAGATGCCACTAACATCACGGAACAACTGTACGACATCCTGGGTGATAATGAGTTGTTTGATCTCTTACAAGATTTGGCTGCTCGCGATGCCAATGCTGTGTGGCATGAGGACCCTGCTGTTCAGGCACGCTTGATTGACCTCACCAGCAATCCTGCAGTGGCTGCCGCACTCAGTGCTGCTGGCTACGACAGTGATGCCGACCCTGCAGATCAATACAACATGGGCAATGACCAAGACACCATGGAAGACTTTGTGCCACGAGCAGTTGGCCGTGCCGCAGGAGCCAAAGCCTCTGCTGAACCAGACCTGGAAAAATCTACCGCTGGTAGTAAACCTGAACAAGCCTCACAAGCAGATGTTCGCAAGGCAGATATTGCCGCAGCAAAACAACAAGAGTGGGAAAAAGCTCTTGGTGCTGGTAGCAGCATAGAAGAAGATCAAATTGAAGATCTAATTGTCAAAGGTAAAATGCCACGACCACAGATCAATCCCAAAACTGGATTGACACCACCAACCAATCCAGATTACAAGCCGGTGGATCCTCGACCCACCAAACTGTTACCAGGCGGTGTGCCCAGTCCCGACGAAGGTGCACCACCCATGGATCGCAGATCCAGCAAACGTGCTCAAACTCAAGCTGATGATGCCGATCAAAGTTTGGCCGAGGCAGACATTGTGGATTATATCAGCACCTTGGTTGATCGCATGACCGGCAGTCGTGAGCGCACCCGCGAAGCCAACGACAACCCCATTATTCCCGGCAAACAAGGTGAACCCCAGGAACCTATACCACCTGCACCACGCAACATGACAGTGCCAGGTGCCATGGCACGTGACACCATGGAAGAAGATGCCGGCGAGCCATCGCCCATGGAAGGTGCAATCCTACGCCGTATCATGAATCTGCATCCAGAACTGCTACGTCATGGTCCTAATGTTGTGATGCAAGTGGCCCGTGAAGTGGCCGATGACATGGTGATCATGCCTGATGAAGAAATTGGCTCAAGTGATATATCAGCCGCAGTGAATAAGGTCATCAATATTCTTGGCGGTGTAAATGAAGCTGATAATCTAGCAACCTTCACCACAGAAATGGGCACATATGGTCCAGTATCTGAAGGCCATTGCAACATGACCGAAGCCGGTACCATGTGTGCTGTGCACGGTCTTGAAGAATGCTGGGGCCAAGGTGTGTATGAAAGTAATGAGCTGGGACGTATAATGGAACTGGCCGGCATCAAAAAAGAAGAAAACATGAACGGCATGGGTCATTTTGCTGCCATGGGCGAAGAAGAAACCGCCCAGGATCGTGAAGATGCCGAACAAGGTGCCGCTATGGGCAAAGCAAGATATCAGAGCTTTAGACCACCTGCAGGACAAATTGGAACTACACAAATTCCACGTCAGCCTGAGCAAACATCAACCCCTGCAATCAAACCCATGGGATCTGGTGCTCCTGATACTTCATTGTTGGGGCCAAGCCGACCAATAACTGCAGCAGATATCAAACCCTTTGGTTTTAAATAACCTGGTAAATACCTTATGCATCTGGATAAACAACAACAAGAATTAGATCAGCGTATGGCCAACCTGCAGGAGTGGTTGGGTCGTGTTGATCGCACCTACCAACCCACTCACACCAACGAAGGTTACCTTGATTTTTTAAAGTTTGGCGCCAAAGGTGCCAAGGCAGCTGGGGCTGCTGCCGATGCAGCCAAGGCAGGTCGGTCTGTAGATGATGCCAGTGCTGCTTTGGCAGCCGCCAAAAAAGCCGGAGAAGCTGAAAGAGCCGCTGCTGCAGCCGAAAAAGGCGCAGCTGACGTTGCCAAAGTTGATAAGACTGCTGCTGCGCAGACACAAGCAATAAAAGACATTGAGCGTGTGGCACAAACAGATCCAGCCAAAGCCAACCGTTTACTAAGAACGTGGGAAAAACTTCCTGGCTGGGCAAAAACCGGTGCAGGATTGGCCGCAGCAAGCACTGCCTATGACGTAGGTAAAGATCTAGTCAAGGGCGGCGCCGGGTATCTTGGATTACAGTATGGACCTGAAATCTCAGACCTTATAGCAACTGGGTCTGAAAAACTAGGAAATCTTTTGGGCACCAACAGTTCAACAACAACTGTTGAGCCACCCGAAAAACCCATGGATGCAGCAGCACTGGAACGTCTCAAACAAGCCGAACCCGAAACCAGAGTTATCAACAAAGAATCACACATTAAAGGAACTAACATGAGTACCGAACTATACAAACCAGTTGAACTTAACCGTTTGATGGAATTAGCTGGAATGGCCAATGAAGCTGATGATCGTGAAGCAGCCTTGGGCAAACTGTCCGACAAACAAAAACAGTGGTTGGGTGGTGCAGACCCCACAGATCCATTTGTGATGGCACGCTTGAAAAAGGCAGTGCCTGATGAACCTGCGCAAACTGCCACCCCAGCACCTGCAGCCACACAAGCACAGGCCATGGGCACAGCACCAGAACAGAAACCTGCCGCAACAACAATGCCAGCAGCTACACCAGTGGCACAACGCACATCACCAGATGATGATTATGCACAGTCACAAGCACCAGTGGCAACTGCCACACCTGCTCGCAAGCCCGCAGCCCGGCCCACCGTGGCAGCAGCCCTAGCGGCAGATCCCAATGCAGTCAAACCCACATATCCAGCTGGCACCGCTACTCAAACAGCCACTCCAGCAGCCACACCAACACCTGCAGCCGCAGCATCAAGCAGACAAGATTTCGGAAAAGGTGTCAAAGATACCATTGCTGGTGCTGTAAAATCTATAGGCGATACTCCTGTATCAACTGCATTAGGTTACACACCGATTGGTTTGGCTGCCAAAGGCATTGGTGCTGCATATGATGCTTTAAGCCCCACCAAAGCCGGTGAAAGATTAGCACAAGCCAGTCGCGATTTTGATGCTGCTCAAGCGGCCAAGGGTACCCAAACCCAAACTGCCACACCTGCACCGGGTGGATACGTTGGCATGGAAGAATCTCGTGACAGCCTGGCCAGAATGCGCGAATTGGCTGGAATGAAAAAATAATATATTATGGCAAAAGTCAGGAGATAAATACTCTTGACACCGATGCAAAAGACGCATATACTACACAGGTGTATGCGTTTTTTATTTTAGTGTACAGGCAATCATGCTCAGTTGGGCATACACAGGCAATTTTAGGCATATTATAGGAGAAATACCATGGCATCATTAGCAGAAATCCGCGCACGACTTCAAGCCGCAGAGTCGAACAAGGGCGGTCAATCCCAAAGCGGCGACAACGCAATTTACCCACACTGGAACATCGACGAAGGCGCCACTGCCAAAGTACGCTTCCTTCCTGATGGCAACAGCAAGAACACATTCTTCTGGGTAGAACGCGCAATGATCAAACTGCCATTCAATGGCATCAAAGGCGAAACCGATTCCAAGCAGGTACAGGTTCAAGTGCCCTGTGTGGAGATGTGGAACGAAGCCTGTCCAATCTTGGCCGAGGTGCGTCCTTGGTTCAAAGACAAAAGCCTTGAGGACATGGGCAAGCGTTATTGGAAAAAACGCAGCTACATCATGCAAGGTTTTGTGCGTGACAATCCATTAGCCAACGACAAGGCTCCTGAGAATCCCATTCGCAGATTTGTTATTGGTCCTCAGATTTTCCAAATCATCAAGTCATCATTGATGGATCCAGAATTGGAAGAACTGCCAACTGACCTGTTGCGTGGCTTGGACTTTTCAATCACCAAGACCTCCAAAGGCGGTTATGCCGATTACTCCACCTCCAAGTGGGCTCGTAAGGAGTCAGCATTGACCGAAGCCGAACAGGCCGCACTACAAGCACATGGTTTGTTTGACTTGGCCAGTTTCTTGCCCAAGAAGCCGGGTGAAGTTGAGCTCCGGGTCATCAAAGAAATGTTTGAAGCTAGTGTGGATGGTCAGAGCTATGATGCAGAGCGTTGGGGTCAGTACTTCCGTCCTGCTGGTGTGATGTTAGCCAACATGGCCGAAACACCAGATGCTGAACCAGCAGCACCTGCTGCTAAACCTGCATTGAAAACAGTGCCTAAAGCCGAAGTAGCAGAGGAAGATGAAGCTCCTGCTGCCGCTGCTCCGGTTCAGGCTGCTGTGAAGAGTCAAAAGGCCGATGATATCTTGGCCATGATTCGCGCTAGACAAGCCAAGTCTTAATGTTGACCAGTCTGGATGCAGAACTGTTTCCAGACAGTTGTGAGGTGGTGGAAATACCACCTCACAACCAATGGGTCTATCTCATACAAAAAAATGGTAGCACTAGTTTAAGATTTCAAGCCCAGCGGGAAGGGTGGACCATATATCATAATGCCGATATATTCATATTAGATAGCATTGATATCTATGTACGCGATGCTAGACAAAGGTATATCAGCGGAGTCAATACTTTTTTACAACATTTGAAACGCAGTCATCCTGATCTAGATCAGGATACGGCACTATGGTTTGTCAAACGATACAGTTTTTTAAATCGACATTATTTGCCACAATTTCATTGGTTGATAAACTTGGCAAGATTTACCAATCCAGAGTGTGTGTTTCGTTTTAGAAATTTTGATGATATCAGTAGCATAACTGATCTAAATGATCGTGCAGGAGTGTTGCCCCCAGACTCTGCGTTGGTAGACCAAATCATGCAAGGTTCTAATTTAGAACTTTGGTTTTACCTTGATCAAATATTATCTGATCTCCAGGGCAAAAGCATGACCTGGTGGCAATTAATTGATCACTATCAAACTCGTCATAGTGAAGCATATAGTATAGTAACCAGACTACTTCAATCACAATTAAATGTACTGCCCTAGACTAGATCATTTTGCGAGATTAAATGCCGATGGCACAGTGGGCAAGTGTGGCCACATGATTGGTGCTCCGGGATTCGATTCATGGCAATCTATGCAAAGCAGTCGGTGGCTCCAGCAGATTCGAGATACTATGAGCTTGGATCAGTGGCCACAAGAATGCCAACGCTGTCAACAAACCGAACAAACAACCAATACTAGTATTAGATTAAATTCTATTCAACGGGATATTAGTTTATCACAGCATCAACATGATTATGTGATACTAGGCGGGGTACTAGATAATATTTGTAACAGTGCTTGTCAAAGTTGTAATTCTGCACACAGCACCAAAATAGGTAGTCTTGGTAGCAAAGATTATGCCAGAGTAGACAACTCTATGTTGTTTGATCAAGTACCTTGGGATCGCATAATTGAATTGGATCTCAATGGTGGGGAACCTACTGCCAGTCCTGCTTATCAATCATTGTTGGAAAATCTGCCGCCGCATGTGCTAATAATTCGTGTGAATACCAATGGTAGTCGAGTGTTGCCTAACATAGAAAAAATTCTCAAAAAAAATATTCGCGTAATTGTAACGTTGAGTCTAGATGGTACAGGACCGGTGCACGATTATGTAAGATGGCCAATCCTTTGGACTAACTATCAACACACTGTGGCGCAGTATCAATGGCTTCGTTCACAGTATACCAATCTTGTTCTAGAAGCATGGACTGTGGTACACTCACTCAACGCCTCTGCTATGCCTGATATTTTCAAATTCATAGACCGCGAACAGTTAGCACATAGTTGGGCTTATTTGGCACAACCAAATGCATTAAATCCCATGCTGACCAACACAATGACCTTGGCAGCAAAACAAAAATTAAATGAAGATCGTGATTCCCGTAGCCAACAAGTAGCGCAATTGTTGGCTACTTTAACCAACAATCAATTTGATCTTGATCAATACATCATAAAGCAAGATCAACTGAGAAATATCAACATACAGGATTACCTATGCGCATAGCCATTACCGGTCATAGCGCAGGTATAGGTCAAGCCTTGAGTAAAATTTTGTCTGCACGTGGTCACGAAATTGTGGGCTTGAGCAAACGTCATGGACACAACATTAGAGTCACGCCCAAGATTGCAGACTTAATAGAACCCTGTGACTTGTTTATAAACAATGCGCAGGCTGGATACGCACAGACTGAATTATTGTATGCAGTATGGGATCGTTGGCAAACTCAACCCACCAAACATATTTGGTGCATCAGTACCATGATGACAAAATCACCCACCAACAGCACAGTTGAAGGACAAAGTGATCTAGCAATTAATACCTATCGCAATCAAAAAATTGCCTTGGAAGATGCTTGCTACCAATTGCAGTCCAAGGCATGGTGGCCCAGTATCACTGTAATCCGACCTGGCGCAGTGGCCACACAACCAGGACAACAGGCACCTTGGCCTTGTGCTGATGTTGATACTTGGGCAAAAACTATCATAGACACATTTATTTGTGCTGAATCTCAAGATCTAAGAGTGAAAGAAATTTCTTTGGCACCAACTCGTACACGATTGGATATATAGACTTATGAAAATTGCCATAACAGGTCATAGCAAAGGGCTTGGTGCCGAATTCAAAAAATATTATGAATCCCGCCAACACACAGTGTTGGGATTCAGTAGGTCAAACGGTTATGATTTAAGAAACTGGAGTCGGATGCAGTCCATGCTGGGACAAATCAAAGACGTAGATGTGTTTATCAACTGTGCAAAACCAGACTTTGTACAGACAATAATATTGTATGAACTTTGGAAACTGTGGAAAGGGCAGGATCGGACCATTATTAACATTAGTTCGGCACTGAGTTACTTGCCCACTTGCACCCCCGATTTGTTTGATGATCCTCACATGGATCTTTATAGAACTGCCAAGGCCTCTCTCAATGAGGCCAGTGCCCAATTGACAATGAAATCTCGTTTGCCACGTATTATATTAGTTAAACCTGTTCATCTATACAGTAATCCCATCACTGATAACCAACAAAAAGCATTGACTGCCTGGGTTGAAATTTTTGATTCTACTTTACAAAACACAAATCAAGCCGGCTTAAAACTTTTAGAAATAACTTTTTGATATGACACCCAAACAATATCTCAACAAAAAGGCATTCTGCACCTTGCCATGGCTCGGGATGTATGTACAGCCCGATGGTGATGTACGAAATTGTGCCATTACAAAAACCACCTTGGGCAATATTAACCATCAACCACTAGAAGAAATTTTGCTTGGTCCTGTCAATACACAAATTAAAACAGACATGACCAATGATGTTTTTCACAGACGCTGTGAGCAATGTCACAATTTAGAAAAAAATCAAAAATTCAGTCTCAACGGAATAAGCAATAGAGTTTGGTATCTCAAAACTCTGTATGATAGCAAAGATTTAGATTTTTTTGATCGGGTACAAAATTATCGACCCAAGATGTTGGATCTGCGATGGAAAAATACCTGTAATTTTGCCTGTGTGTATTGTGGCCCAGATCTTAGCAGCGCATGGGCCAGTGAATTAAAAAAGCCACAAAAGATTAGCGACGATGCGCTGTCTCAGTCTCTTGAGTACATACACAAACATTTAGATTCGGTAGAGCATGTGTATTTGGCCGGTGGGGAACCGCTGTTGATAAAAGAAAATATTGATCTGTTGAATAGGCTGTATGATCTAAAACCCAATATTGAATTAAGAATCAACACCAATCTCAGTGTCATCAACAATGAAATTTATAGATTGATACAAAAGTTTCAGAATGTGCATTGGACTGTGAGTGTGGATAATGTAGGGGAACAGTTTGAATATGTGCGATATGGCGGTTCGTGGAAAACCTTCACACAAAATCTTCAACAACTAAGACAGGATTTTGAAAAAATCAATTTTAATTCAGTTTGGTTTGTGCTAAATGGCATTCAAATTTTTGATTGTATTGATTATTTGTTAGATCAAGGGTTTCATGAGAACACCATTATTGTTAATCCACTAGATTCTCCAGATCATTGGCATGTGTGTAACTTACCAGAATATCACCTGGATAAAATTAGACAAAAAATAAAGAGCAAATTGCTCATGGCAGATACCAAATATTCTCTTTACACATCACTGACATTAATGTTAAACTACATGGAAACGCCTTTCAAGAAAAATATCAATTCGGCAATTGCAGAACTTGCAATATTGGATCAAAGACGTAATCTGGATAGCAAAGCAGTATTTGCAGATTTATACAAATTAATTTAAGGAAATAACATGGCCAAACCATTTGATGTAAGCAAATTTAGAAAAGAAATTACCAAGTCAATCGATGGATTGAGCATTGGTTTCAATGATCCCACAGACTGGATCTCCACCGGTAACTATGCTTTGAACTATCTTATTTCTGGAGACTTCAACAAAGGCATTCCACTTGGCAAAGTCACTGTGTTTGCTGGTGAGTCCGGTGCAGGTAAAAGTTATATCTGTTCAGGTAACATTATCAAAAACGCACAGGCACAAGGCATCTTTGTTGTGTTGATTGACAGTGAAAATGCCTTGGATGAAGATTGGCTCAAGGCCTTGGGTGTTGATACCAACGAAAGCCGACTGTTGAAGTTGAGCATGGCCATGATTGATGATGTGGCCAAAACCATCAGCACATTCATGAGTGACTACAAAGGCCTAGCAGATGGCGAGCGTCCCAAGGTCCTGTTTGTGATTGACTCGTTAGGGATGTTGCTTACACCCACAGACATCAATCAATTTGAAGGTGGAGACTTAAAAGGTGACCTAGGTCGTAAGCCCAAAGCACTCACAGCACTGGTGCGTAACTGTGTGAACATGTTTGGTAGTTACAATGTGGGCTTGGTTTGTACCAATCATACCTATGCCAGTCAAGACATGTTTGATCCAGATGACAAGATTTCAGGCGGCCAAGGCTTTATCTATGCATCCAGTATTGTGGTGGCCATGAAAAAACTCAAACTCAAAGAGGACGAGGATGGCAATAAAATCACAGATGTCATGGGTATTCGTGCTTCCTGTAAGGTAATGAAAACACGCTATGCCAAACCCTTTGAAGGCGTACAGGTCAAGATTCCTTATGAAACAGGTATGAATCCTTACAGCGGTCTTGTGGATCTGGCAGAAAAGAAAAACATCCTTAAAAAGGATGGCAACAAATTAATGTTCGTCACAACTGATGGCGAAATCATCAAGTACTTCCGCAAAGGTTGGGAAAGCAATGAAGATGGTTGCTTGGACAAAGTAATGGCCGAGTTCAAAAATCAGCGAGAAGAACTAAGTAATCCTGACGACGCCACTCAGGAGGAATAACATGTCAGCAGATATTGCAGCAGAAATTTGGAGCGAGCTCAAGCGTTTTATCAACAGCATGGACCAAGCAGATGCAGCCGAAACCTTGGTCAATGTCATGATCGACAATGACATTGACAGTGAGGACATTCGCAGTGCATTTGCCGGTGATGCCATGGTCAAGCGCATTCTTTCCGACTATGTAGACGAGGAAGAAGATGGATACGAGGAAGAAGAATATGAAGAAGATGAATGAAAGATTCCAATAACTTTTATTGCAATCAAAAATTCACTTGGCTCAGCATTGATCTAGAGAAAAAACTGACCTATTCGTGTTGTACTGCAGTTCCGGCTAAAATAGATTTAAAATGGCTTGAAAAAAATCCAGGAAAGATTTTTAATACACCATTAATGCAACAAGAAAGACAAATGATGCTGGACAATAAACCAGTGTCTAGTTGTGAGTTGGCTTGTTGGCAACCTGAGAGCGCAAACATCCAAAGTCGAAGGTTAATTTTTCAAGGCTATAAAAAAACGCATATAGACATACAGGTAGAACCCGAAATACTTAATATTATATTGGGTTCTACCTGTAATCTAACATGTTCATATTGTTGTAAACAATACAGTACAGCGTGGACTAGAGAAATCAAAACAAATGGACCATATTTGGATCTGGATCGATTTCGTTACACAAAAATAGATCAGGTACTCGAACATATTAGTCAACCCGAACATAATGTGTCTAGGTCAACTCAGTTGCTGCTAGATGAAATTGAATCTTTAGAAAATGTTAAAGAAATACATATCACTGGTGGAGAACCTTTGTTGTATAACTCACTTAGTGAGATTTTAAATTCTGTTTCTGAACAAACAAAAGTCATTTTGACCACTGGACTAGGTGTAAACAATGCAAGATTTAAAAATCAATTAAGTAAAATTCAAAATAAACCCAACATTCAAATTCTTGTAAGTTCGGAAAATATTGGAAAATTTTATGAATTCAATAGGTATGGCAACAGTTATGAAAATTTTTTACTCAATCTAAATACATTGTCGTCTCTTAATTTCAATTTTGGTTTTTCTAGTGTATTAAGTAATTTGACAATTTTTGGTGTGAAAGATTTTTTTGAAAAATATTTGGAAAAAAATATTGTTCTTAGTTTTTGTAATGATCCGGATTTTTTAAGAGTTAACGTTTTGGATCCTGCAAGCAAAGAGTTTTTAGCAAAGCAGTTCGGCGAATCAAACTTTAAGCACAAACAGGAAATTATATCTTACATAATGCAACCTTATTCGCAACAACAAAAATTGAATTTTTCAATATACCTTAAAGAATTTGCACGCAGACGAAATTTAGATCTAGACATTTTCCCTGTAAGTCTGTTACAATGGTTAGATACAAATTGAGGATATTAAACAATGTGGTATAGTCGAGTTACCAGCGATCTCAGTGCCATACCTGATTTTATCACACACTATCAGACGGAGCTTCAACAGGCCAAATTTGATGTCAAGATCGGCGGAGTAGTTGAGAAAAACCTTACTGCCCTGCCAGGGCTGACCGAGCATAGATTCAATCAACTGCAGGAGATAGAAGCTGTGTTAAACTATCTCAACATTCAACTGCGCAAGATTCGTAGAAAACACTTCCAAAAGTACTTGGAAACTTATGCTAGAGCACTGACCAGTCGCGATGCAGAAAAGTATGTGGATGGTGAAGATGAAGTCATTGACTTTGAAACTATCATCAACGAAGTTGCACTGCTGCGCAACAGTTGGTTGGGCATACTCAAAGGCTTAGAAAGCAAAAACTTCATGTTGGGTCATGTGGTACGACTGCGCACAGCCGGCATGGAAGATGCTTCAGTGTGACACAGGTAATCACAACTTTTAGTCGTGATGGGTTTGACTTGTATGGTCGTCGCATGGTCAACAGTTGGTTACAATATTGGCCTGCCAACTATGGGTTGACTGTGTACACTGAAGGATTTTCTTTGCCCAACAATGCCAGAATACAACAGATAGATCTTGCAGGTGCAACGCCAGGACTAACAGAGTTTAAAAGCCGTAGTCAAGAATTAATTCAAGCACAGCCCGACAATAAAAAATATCATCGTCGTGTGCAAAAAACTGTGAAGTGGTGTCACAAGGTATATGCTATGAGCCATGCCTTGCACAATGCCACCACCGACCATGTGATATTCCTAGATGGTGATACCTATAGCAAGGCCGCTGTGCCTGAATCCTTGGCTAGAGATCTTGTGGGCACACACTTGTTTGCTGTGCATTTTGAAAAGTTAAAACACGGACTACACTTTGAAACTGGGCTGGTTGTGTTCAACACACGGCATCAACAAATGCCTGCATTCGTCAATGAGATAACCAGAGATTACGACAATCTCAACATCTACAATCACAACAAAACCTGGGACAGCTATTGGTTTGCGCATCTTTATCACACAATGAATTTGGATGTACGCGATCTCACCGAACGAGGTCAAGGTGTGTTTGGCAATAGATTGGTCAAGAACTGCTTGGCTCACGAAGTGGGCACAGAGAAATACGCCAGAGCCGGCTACAACAAATTTACCGGCACCAAAACCTAAACGCATACATAACTCAAAGGAGTTAGGTATGAAACGCACAGCATTTGTCACGGGCATGACCGGTCAAGACGGCCCCTATTTGGCCAAGTTTTTGTTGGAAAAAGACTACCGAGTTTATGGCCTAATCAAACGGTACAGCAATCCCAATCTGGACAATATTCGGTGGTTGGGCATTGAAAATGACATTGAGCTAATCACTGGTGATATCACAGATGAGAATTCAATGAATCATCTCATGCATATCTTGCGCCCCAATGAAATTTACAATCTAGCAGCACAGAGCTTTGTGGGTATATCCTGGGATCTAAACAAACTCACAACCGAAGTCAACAGCATGGGTCCACTAAACATGCTCAATGCCATTAGAGCACACACACCCACTTCGCGCTACTATCAGGCCAGCACCAGCGAAATGTTTGGCAATGCCACCGAACCCGGACAGCAGAGTGAAACCACACCATTCAGACCACGCAGTCCTTATGGGGTCAGTAAATTATACTCACACTGGATGACCATTAACTTCCGTGAAAGCTACAGTTTGTTTGCCTGCAGTGGCATTTTGTTCAATCACGAAAGTCCCTTGCGTGGTCGTGAGTTTGTGACACGCAAGGTCACAGACGGCGTGGCCAGAATCAAGTTGGGGCTGGCTGATTCAATTACCCTGGGCAACTTGGATTCGCGACGCGACTGGGGTCACGCCGGAGACTTTGTGGAAGCCATGTGGCTCATGCTGCAACAGCCCGAAGCACGCGACTATGTGATTGCCACTGGTGTGCAACACACAATTGGTGACTTGTGTGCCGCAGCCTTTGAACATGTGGGCATACAAGATTGGCAACCCTTGGTGCTGTCCGATCCTAGATTCAAACGACCTGCTGAACTCTACAGCCTGTGTGGCAACAGTGGTCGCGCTCAGGCCGAACTGGGTTGGTGCCCAAGAACCAGCTTTAGACAAATGGTTGCAGAAATGGTGGATGCTGACTTGGAGAGACTACAGGTCAAGTAATCTTGTCAAGGGCTCGCCCGTGGCAATTTCGTCTGTGAGCCATTCAGTATGAGCAATTTGATTGAGCCAGGCTTCACGATCCGGACGCTGTGGCTTTTCTATAGCAGCCAGATCCAAATTAGCCACAGGTGCAGCCAGGCTTGATTCATGTACAAAAGCAGGCACACCGTGCATGATGGCCATGGGACCCATGCCACTGTTGTGATTGACCACAGCCCAGGCAGTGTTGAAACTGCGCACACGATCAAAGTCGTCATAGGTACCGGGCACCGGCTGCGGTGATTCGATCACACAACCTGGTATGTGGGTGATGCGTTCGCGAGGATGAGGTCTTATCACAAGAGGTCGGTCTGTGTGTTCTCTCAGTCGGCGTGCAGTTTCTGTGAGCCAAGCAGAGGTGGGAGGCTGACCCGCCCACTGTTCGCTGTCACTGCGTTGACAAGCAATCACAATGTTATAGCCAGGCTCACGCCAAGGTTGCAATCGCACACCTATCTTTTCAGCACGGCCTGGCCGGATATCCGGACCCCAGTAGGCCGTGCTTCCGGTGCCATTCACACCCAGTTTCCAAGTTGACCCGCGGCGTAGAAATCCTACCTCTACCACTATCACAGGTCTACCTGTGGATCTAAAGTGTTGCCAAATCTGTTGATTGGGTCGCATGCGTCCGTGCCAAACCTGGCTCCAGATTATGGCCACATCAGCAGAGCTGTCCATGGCAGTGTGCTTGACACCAATTTTATCCAGTCCAGATTTTATGGCCTCAAACACTGGAGGACTGTTCAGCGCACCGTATTGATCAAATACTCCCACTCTCATAGCACAGTTAATTATGTGTCAAACCCTAACCAGGCATTATATTAGCCGATAAATATCAACATGAAAATTGTACTCGTTACCGGTGGTTTTGATCCTTTGCACAGTGGACACATTGCCTATTTTGAAGCAGCAAAAAAACTAGGGGACCGGCTGATAGTGGGCGTGAATTCTGATGCCTGGCTTGAGCGTAAGAAGGGCCGCAGTTTTATGAAAATTGATGAACGCACCACTATCATACAAAATCTCCGAATGGTTGATGGGTGTGTGTTGTTTGATGACAATGACGGATCCTCCTGCGAAGCCATACGCAATGTGCGACAGATGTATCCTGATGCACACATTGTATTTGCCAACGGTGGAGATCGCACCAGCCGGAACATTCCAGAAATGACAGTAGAGGATCACAATCTTGTGTTTGCTTTTGGTGTGGGCGGCGATAACAAAAAGAATAGTAGTTCGTGGATCTTGGAAGAATGGAAAACTCCCAAAACTGCTCGCCCCTGGGGTTATTATCGTGTGATACATGATCCCAGTACCAATCTCAAAGTCAAAGAACTCACAGTGGATCCAGGGTGCAAGCTCAGTATGCAACGCCATGAACGGCGTGCAGAGTTTTGGTTCATAGCTGAAGGCATGGCCACAGTGTATGGCATTGACAATGCTACAGATGTAGAACTCGTTGGCAGATTTGCACAAAATCAAAGCCTATGGATCGAGCGTGGTCAGTGGCATCAATTGACCAATGAACGCAGTCAACCTTTGCGCGTGATTGAAATACAGTACGGCGAAGATTGTGTGGAAGAGGACATAGAGAGATTGAGTTAAGCTCATGAGTCAGTGGATCTTCCTGAGCAAAAACGATCAAGATCAATACATCAACATGTTTGCTCAAGGATGTGGGACTCATACCACACTGATCGACGAGTTTGATTATGATGCTGGCCGTGAACCGCTGGTGTTGCGCGGCATACTCAAACACAAAATTATCAAACAATGCTGGAAGGATGGTAGAACATTCTACTACATGGACACAGGATACTTTGGCAATGACCCACAGTCTCCTGGCAATCCTCAAGGATGGAAGCATTGGCATAGAATTGTTCGCAACGATCTACAGCATGGCGAGATTGTGCCTAGACCCGGGGATCGTTTTGATCAATTCAATAAAAAATTTCAGCCATGGAAAAAGACCGGCAGGGCTATACTTGTGGCCACACCCGATGAAAAGCCCTGTAAATTTTATGGTGTAGAGCTGGATCAATGGCTACAACAAACGGTAGACACAATTCGAAAGTACACAGATAGGCCAATCATTGTGCGATCAAGACCTGCACATCGTATGGAGCGCAAGGCCACAGACACCTTGCAAACAGCTCTAGCCCGAGATGTGTTTGCCTTGGTCACTTTTAACTCAGTGGCCGCAATTGAAAGTGTGTTTGCAGGAATCCCTGCATTTACATTAGCACCAACCAACGCAGCCAGTCCAGTGTGCTTGCAGGATCTCTCCCAGATTGAATCACCGTACTACGCAGATTCGGATAAATTATATGCTTGGGCCTGTCATTTGGCCTATGGACAGTTTCATATCGATGAGCTGGAATCTGGGCAAGCTCAACGCATGTTAGAAAATCAGGAGTAAACTATGATAGCAGGAAAAGTTTGGGGCAACACTGAATTACTAGAAGCCAACGGTGTGCTGGAATTTCACAGAATTGAAATTGCTGCTGGTGGCGTTTGTAGCAAACACAAACACAGATTCAAATGGAATGGCTTTTTTGTTGAGCAGGGCGAGTTGATCATTAGGGTATGGAAAAACAACTACGACCTAGTGGATGAAACAGTACTGACCGCAGGACAATACACCAAGGTGGCTCCGGGCGAGTATCATCAATTTGAAGCCACAAAGGATACCATTGCGTTTGAACTGTACTGGGCAGAATTTGATCACAGTGATATCGAAAGAGAAACTGTGGGATTTGCAAAAAAAGGATAAGTCATGGGATTCAATCATTTAATAACCAAGGCCGTGGGTGCAGTGGCCGCAGAATTGGTCAAACGAGATCAACCCACTGTGGTGGAGCTAGGCAACCAACGCCTTAAGAACAGCAAGTCACGAGGTGAACTGTACAATCAGTTAGGCATCAAACCACCCAGTGAACTCGCCGGTACCAAGGACTGGTACCTCAGTCTGGGGTTCGGTCGCTATCTGGCCATAGATGTCAATACCGAACGCGATGCTGTGGCCATGGATCTCAATGTAGACATCCCCAAGACCTATAATTTCCATGATCAGTTTGATCTTGTGACCAACAACGGCACTGGTGAACATGTGTTTAATCAGTACATGGTGTTTAAGAACGCACACGATCTCTGCAAAGTCAACGGCTTCATGATTCATGTGCTGCCATTTTATCGTTGGGTAGATCATGGATTCTTCAACTACCATCCCAACCTGTTTCCATGCTTGGCCAATCAAAATGGTTATGAATTACTTGAGTTATGGATCGGATCCAGTGACGCACAGTACCTACACAAGTTAGATGTCAATAACCTTGGCCGCAACAAAGGCTATCGTGGCAAGTTAGAACTTGACACATGGGAAAGTGATGCCATGGTGGCTGCCATATTCCGCAAAGTCAAGGATGCGCCTTTTGAGATTCCTATACAGCATTTGTACGGTGGTGAAAATATCAACAGCAATGAAATTGCCAGCAAGTATAGGTAACTGACCATGGAATTTAAACTACCTCATGAGCGACACATCTAATTTATAGCGAGCAATTTCTATGACAAAATACACCGCATTTACCAGTTTTAATCGACGACTTTGGGATATCATTGGCTCTCAAATGATAGCAAGTTGGCTACATTGGTGGCCACAAGATGCCAAACTAGTGGTATTCTT